GAAGTAGAGTGTCTACTTGCGAGTTAAGCGGATCTTTTACTTTAACGTGAATGCGGTATCCTCGCCCATCATAGGCTAGGGTTCCGCAGTCGGATATTCTCCTCACCAGAGACACCGACACTTTTGACTTCACTGGAAACGCTCTCTGGAGTGCCGCCAATATTTCTCTGAATCTCTTGTTCTTCATTTTCTAAACCTGCAAATGCTTCATGCGGTTTCATAATCTCGTGCAAGTATCCGAATGCGTTGAAGAGAATGGCACACAATGCTTCGTCCATATAAACAGGATGTCCGTCTTTTGCGTCAAGAACAGGATAGCCACGATTGATTGTCCACGCATCCATGACGTGACGTAGCATTGACTTCATGTACTGGTCAGTCGGAATACCCTTCTGCCAGTTGTCGCTCGGTCGCAGATTCCCGTCAGACTGAACACGATGCCTGTTCATATAATCAGCGTAACGCCTCAATGCAAGCGGGCAAATGAACCCTTCAAAGTCAGGCTTTGATTCGTCGCTGTCACGAGTCGCACCGGAATCAAAGGTACGGATAGTCCTATCGTTTTTCAGGGGTCCAGGGCAAAACATGCACTCGGTTTCTGGAGGTCTATCGCAATCTTCACATTCGCGTTGAGTGAGATTATCTATTTCCCTATTTGCTACCATTTTTCAACTCCTTTAATTCTTCATGTTCACGCTTGGCGATTTCCCAATCAGATTTATCTACTGTAACGTGATCGTGTTTTTCCGATTCCTTTACTAGTCCATGACCAGTATGTGGATGCAAAAATTCCCTATTATGATGAAGCCCTCTTTGATTTTCTTCTATAGCATATCTAAGTAGATCGCATGGCATAACTAACTCCTTGTTGGTGTTGTGAGAAAGATTGGTGCCGCGAGCGTCATGCCGTATCGGCGATCAATAACGATGAACGTTTGCGTGGGATGTTGGAATTCAGCCTTAATGGACAGCGAAAATTCACTGTATCCCATCAATGAACCGCATGAGATCCATTTTGGATACGAGGATAAAAACGAGTGCCAGTGCCCGAATATATCAAAATCACAGGTATCGACCTTATCCCATTGTGCAATTGACTTATTGACGGGAATTGTAATACCACCCACGCCGCCATTGTACCTAAGTCCGTCCCCATGATGGAATCGGACCTTACGGCCCAAAATCGTTTGGACATTATGGTATCCGCTGCCAACTTGAAATGCAACTCGTGGATGATGTTCATAAATCTTCTCCAGAGTTTTGTACAGGAGCCATTCAAATGAATTCCTGCAACTAGTTTTAATTCGCATCTTTGCCGTCGTGCGACCATGATTGCCGTGGCAAGTGGGAACATAAATTGGCAACTTGGTTTCTTTCAACAGAAAATCAATTCCTGAACAAATTTCATCACGAAGAAAAACGCACGTCTCGACAGGGGACAACTGATTGGTCTCCATTAACTCTTCGTGAATGTATCCTGTAAGCAAATCGCCAAGTAGTGGGTGCCATAACTCGGCAACGGGAGCGAGGTATTGTTGCCATTCTATGAGTTCCACAATTTTATTGTAAAATCGTTTTATGCGTTTCTTTGCAATTTCGATAGTAAACTCATTCTTCCCATTTACGGCATCGGGAAAGATTCGCTCCTCGACATGCCAGTCAGTCGCCGGAACGATTACAGCAACGCCGCCAGGGTGCGAACGCTTCATCTTAGTGAACCGTTCGATAGCCGGTGCCCCAGAGATCGCCAGGAGCGATTCCAGGCGACTCTCGGACTCAAGAGCAATCTCAGATAGTCGCTTGCTCTTACGCTTCAGGGAAGCGGCCTCGTCAGCTACGCGAGCAGCTTTAAGCTCGTCCCTAATTCCAATAGTACGCTCAACAAGTTCTTCTGGTCTACGTCTTGGCATCAATAGCCTCCCTAAGTGATCGAACAACGGTACTTCTGTGAGAAGTCAAACCAAGCTCTTTAATGAGAGCATCGGCGACTGGATAAAGTTCAGCTTGCGGACCCATAGCCACAAGACAATCAACGACTCCGTTGAAGTAATCCCTGTCTTCTTTAGGAATCTTATCTAGCCAAGTTCCACGCTTGACTCGATTGGCAATGGCCTTGACAAAGTTTTTAGGAGAAGGACGATCCATTATTCCGGACCTCCTTTGTACTCGACGAGATCGGAAGGCTCGACGGAGAAGTGAGACGGAAGGTAGTACATTCTTAGGTCGTCATGTCGCTGGACATGAACACTGAGAGACCGCCTTCCGTTTGATTGAGTCTCGCCAAGACCGATAACATGCACTGGAACGGAAGCAGCGTGAAGAATCTTAACTTCCTTGTTGCTATGCGAATCACGCAAGCACCAACCTTGAATTGATCCACCAATCCACATTATAGAACCAAGCAACCAAAACAAAAAGAAACTCTTCATTTTCTCTCTCCTTGCTGAATTATTCAACTCTCGTAATTTCAAGTATAACTCGCGGGTTTTCTTTGTCAACAAAAAAATCAGGAAATTCTTTCCGCATATGAGTAGAGTCGTCATCAATGACTAATCCAGCATCCTTCATTCCGTCATAAGCAGCCTTGAGCGATCCAACTGAATTGTCGTCATCACGAATTCTTTTTGTTTTGTAGTAGAATTTCGGTTTGACATGCACTAGATTCCAAGGCAGAGTTTCAATCCTCTCAGACTCAACTGCCTCTCGTGCAGCAAGGCGATATTTTCTTGTCGCTGCCGCCTTCATCATCCGCATTCCGATGCTCCCGATAGTGCAATTAGGAGATAGGATATTTGGAGGAATCGGAAGAATTATCGTTATTGATTCGTCTTGCATTCTACGTGCTTTCGATAGTTGTCTATTGTCCAATATCTAACTACTCTATCTTTCATTTCGGCAACAATCTCGCATGATTCAAGCAAGTCATCAAGAATATCGTTCCTAGACTTCTTAATAAACCATGGAGTCTTTTTAGTCAAATCGCATTTCTCGATTCCTTTAATTCCTGCTTTCTTTACGACGGAGATAATTTTACGCTTATTTGTCTCAATGGAACCTGATACGATTTCAGAAGCAATCTCTTTAATGAAGTCGTTGATTATGTATCTGATTAGCCTGCACGCATAACTTGCATTCTCTTTTGTGATGTGCGGAGTTTCGTATTCGTCGCCAGAAGCGACAATTAAAGCTATGCGTCTTGCATTCTGGATTCCCTTATCCCAAAGTGCAGCAAATCTAGGTTCATCCTTTCCATTGCGTGTGCATTCTTCATAGAAGTCAACGAAAACCTTTTCGGCTTCATCGGACGCTGGAATTAGCATTTGTTCCGGTGCCGCACTACAATTATCCTCTAAACTTTTTTCTGGCTTATACTTTGGTGGAATAACCCTCTTCGCCCACCTCTTAACCTCGGCTATTAGTCGTTCTGGTATATCGGACTCGCTCCTGTCTTGTCTTAGAGGAGCATCCTCTCTTGATTGGAACACTAAGCATCGGCTTAACCATCCATCATGCAACTCCATTTCAGAAATGCAGTTGGTGAAATGTTCTGGAATGGCTGCACCATAAATACAGCAGCACGGCTGCACAATCATTTTTTGCTTTCCGTCCTCGGCGTACTCCTTTCCGAGATACGTGCTTTCAGCGGAGGAGTAAAACTGCATCAAAGTTGATACTGTTTGCCCGAAATTTTTATCTTTTCCTGACTTGACGTGAGAAAGCAAATGAGCTATCTCGTCCCACAAATAAAGCGTTGCTGGTTGTCGAGCCATTCGTATTTCTAAGGAGGCATCGGACGCAATGCTGGACCCACCAATTAAATGATAGCAGTCAGCTTTCGTTGCAAGCTTACGAAGTTGCTGAAGTGCGTGATTTTTTCCGGCGGATGACTTTGCTATTCCCATGCAGTAAATGTTCGTTCTGCTTCCTAGTCGATCTTTGACTTTTCTCCCGAAAAGAACTCCCAAAAAAGCAAGTGACGCTGCAAGAGACAGGAAAGGGTGCTCCTTGAATGACGTACAATTGAGCCATGAGCACAATTCTCCAAGAAGTCCCGTTGGTGAGCAAAGATAACTAAGTTCCTTATCTTGGCAATATCCGTCTTCATCTGGTTTAAACTCCGGAACGTCTTGGCCAATGAACTTCATAATGTCCACAGTACACCCCGGCTGCTTCTCTTCTAACAGCCAGCCGGGAGTGGACTGTGGAACAAGTTTCCGAGACTCCGTAATCTTCCTTCGGAAGTCCCTTTCGTCTTTCGGGTCCGACAGATCCCAAGGAGGAATGCACTTCGGATTATACACTCTGGATAGCAAATCAAACGCTTGCGAGTCAGACAGAAGGAATCCTTGCGTAAGCACCACAGAGGCCCACAGAAGCTTATCGTGGCCACCTTGCCCTTGGATCGCTATATCGCACGTATCAAGATAAGCTGATGCTCGTGCCGAAATGTCGGTACTTACTAATGGAGTGGTGCAGATCGTAACTCGTGGAACCGGTCTTTGTCCAGGGCGTAGAAAGTCTGGATATTCTACGACTTGCCGATTCCAGGGTCCACTTCCGAATCCCCACTCATATCTCTTACCGTTTGGGTGTACGCTCGGTGCCACAACGATATAATATCCATTTCCCCTAATGTCAATTCCCGGCCTAAAGCTGTTTCTGTTTGCTGGCGGGACTGCTGATGAATATAAGTAGTGAGAGCCTCCGCTTGGAGTATTTTGCTGAACCGTATCGGGTAGCCTAGGGAACTCTTTAAGAGAATTGAATCCATCTATATTTTTCTCCTCTCGTACATCAACATCAACGACATAAACGCCACTCACTGAACCGCACGCCAAGGCGATATTCGCATTAGGCCACTTCGTCCACCACTCAGTAATCTGCTGCACGTCTGTTGTAGCGTCGTTGACTCCGTGTTTCGTAATTGGGACTTTTTGGCCTGGAAGCAGAGGAAACACAGCCCAGCCCAGGCCAGCATAATACAAGGCTGCATTAAGGAATTCTGACATGCTACATCCTATGCCAACTGCTGATTATAACCCACGACTTCATAGTACTTACCGCGTTTTAAGACAGTCACCGTATGAATCGATTCTAACAGCTTTTCGGAAATAAACAAGTCACCAAGCACGGAATCTACAGTTATTTTCTTATGACAGTCAGTGGGAAAAAAACGATAGTACCATTTTTTTGCCATTTCTCCACTGGTACCCTGGTGGTCGAGACATAGCCAGTGTCGGAACATTCGCACTCCGCTTCTAAACTGGATACATACCGAATCTGGGCTTCCGTCTTTTTTGTGTCGGCTAACATAGACAGCATCAACTTTCAGTGTTTCAGGCTTATTGGATAGTATTTCCTTCTGGGAAGCTTTCGTGCCGTGCATCCTCTTCTCACGCTCGGCAATCTCCATCCTGTCCATTTCTTTCGGTGGAATTATCCAGCCGCATGATGGGCATACTTTGATTGACCTACTAAATGACTCTCGGCAATTAGCACACGTCGCCATCACTGTGGGTGAGCCACCAAGTAGATCAACAGGGCCATGTTCGTCGATGCAACCAGCAAAATCCAAAACAAGACAGTAGGACTTATTTTGATCCAGTCGTAGCCCTCTTCCAACCATTTGAGAGAATAAGCCAGCAGACAGAGTAGGACGAAGAAGTACAATACAGTCAATGCGAGGAGCATCGAATCCCTCCGTTAATACGTTGACGTTGCAAATTGCGTTAATGTTTCCGACACGAAAATCTCTAATAATCTGATCGCGTATTGCCGGTGGAGTTTTTCCAGTCAAGCACGGTGCGTTTATGCCGTACTTCGCTAGTTCCGCCGAAACCTTTTTGCAGTGTTCAATATCCACGCAATAGAACACCGCCGCACCGCGATTATGCTGCTTCGCAATGCAAACAGCCTCAGCCACAGCCGATTGTACCACGGCATCGAGATTCGTAGCTTCAGCGAGAGACTTCGTAACATAGTCGCCTCCTGATAGCTTCCGCACGTTTGACAGATCGGCCTTGGACACACCGACTTTAGAACGCAACTGGCACAAATAACCGTCGCGGATAAGGTCTGTGATTTTCGCTTCATAGCAAATCTCCGTCAGTATATGGTCTGTATGACACAACGCACCGCCAGCCATTCGCCATGGAGTTGCTGTCCACCCGACTACTTTAAGCTTCGGGTTAAATCGCTGGCATCCGCTGAGGAAAGTACGGTATTTTCCTTCGCCACTGAATGGGATTCGATGGGCTTCGTCAACGAAGATAAAGTCGAATGGAGTAAAGTCTCCACTCTTTTTGAAGACAGAATCAATCGACGCAAAGACGATGTTAGCGTCGGCATCCCTCCTTCCAAGTCCTGCTGAATAAATTCCAATTGGCAGATCAATTCCTGTTGCGGTAAGTTTTTCATAATTCTGCTGAACCAATTCTTTTCTGTGTGCTAGAATACAACCTCTAACGCTCGGATACTCGTCATGC